TGTACAGCACCTACATTTGATAGTGCCGCATCACCAAAGTCTACTGCACCTGCTACTGTTAACGTACCAGATACATCTACATTACCATTTATGTCTACAGTTGTAGCCGCTATTTGTATTTCTGTGTCAGCTACTAAGTCTAGTTGTCCATCAGTAGATGAATTAATATATATTGCTGTATCTCTAAATTGTAATTTTTCTGTACTAGCTACAAGTATATCATCGGAAAATTCAAAGTAGTCTTCATCTTCCATCCACTTTAATACACCATCAGATGTTTCACCATCAAATGTAATTGTTATGTCTGTTCCTGCTGTAGCCGCACCGAAAGTTAAAGTATTACTTAATAACTTTGATATGGCACCACCTTCATTAGCAGTACCATCATGTGTATGACCTGTACTTGCTTCAAAAGCGGCTAGTAACTGATTAAATTCATTATTTAAATCAGATGCTTCAATGACGTTTCCGTCAACGATGTTACTAGAGCTTTGTCTTGTGTATGTTGCTCCCATTTATCTTCTTCCTCCCGGTGTAAATTCTAATTCAAATCCTCTAAGTGAGAATGGATTGTTTGTACTCGTGTCTGTTACTTTTAATGCTATAGCAAAACCAGAACCTTCAACTGCTTGTCTTGTTATAGGTAAATCACTTTGTCCGTAAACGGCTGTGCCGTATGAACCACTTCCTAGTATTGCACCTGTACCAGATGTTGTTAAACCAAATGCACTTGGTTGAGGTGTATCACTATCATCGTAGTTGTATCGTAAAAATAAACTAGCATCTACTACACCTTCCGGTTTCCAGTTTACGTTTACTTTTTGCATGTTCTTTCTAACACCCGGGTCACCCATTGTTATATCTGGAGACCTAAATGTAGCATCCATAGTTTCTGTTTTATCTGCTCTAGTAAATACATTACCATCATCTTGTTTGTAGACGTAGCCGTCATATCCACCGTGCACTGTAACTTCTGTATTACTAATTAAATCAGAATCACAACTAGAAACTTTTAATCCTTTTATATCTGCGTATTCAAAACCCATTTGTCCTGTATTAGGATTTTGTTTTATTACGGATATTAAACCTTTACAGCTTGGTTCTGCTGTAAGTGTTTTAGGATAGAATAGACGATATTGAGATTTATCTCGTATAACAAGTGAAGTTACATTGTCATATTCAATATCATTTATTCTATCTTGTACTTGTTTTGAAACTGTACCTAACTCTACGTCACCAATTCTTGCTGTACCTGCAATAGTACGAATACCATCTGCCGCTAAAAATATGATGTCACCACCTATCTCCTGTATAGAATGATGAGCTAAAGTACCTATGCCTTTTGCAACTTCGGCTTTTGCGAAGTTACTAGAGCTTGTTCCTGTTATCTTAAATATACTTGTTTCACAAAAAACAAATAGTTCATTACGAAATACTTTAAGTCCTGTGATAACATCACCCATAACAATTGACCCTGCGTTAGTGTCAAAATCATCTTCTGTGTAAGGGCCAGAAAATGTTAATGTAGATGTAGCATTAGACATACCTCCGTAAAACATATGATTTGCAAAAGATTTTACAAACTTAGGATTAGTAGGTGCAGTTCCTCCATCAGTTGCATTAATTATATCTTCATTATAACTAGTGTCTAATGTAAAAGCCGCCGCCTCTCCCGTAGCAATAATTATTTTATCAGTGCCATTAAAATTATACTTATCAAAATCATAAGTATTTGTTGTACCTTTACTTGTAGCACGAGAAGTCCAACTTCCAGAAGTAGAACCTGTGTATACAGTGCCACCTCTAGCCGCTATAACTAAATCATTAAATATTGCACAAAGTTGTACTCTTTCAGTTGATGAAGAAACTTGTGGCACAATATTAGAATTAAATTTTGTAGTTCCGTTTAATCTTCTATATCCACCTTCAATACTAGGTTCAAAGTTTTGTAATTGTAAAGCTTCTCCCGGATGCATTGCAAAAACATCTTTGTTTAATACCAAACCACCGGCACAACTTACTACCATCGGTTTTTGTAAACCGGTATAAGGCATTAAAATACTCCAGAGCCTACACGACCACCATTATTAACTCTATGGTCTGTCATGTAAGAAAAATTATTTATGTATTCAACTCTAAGTGCTTTTAAACCTTCTTTGTATTCTCTATCTGCTAATTGTGCAGATTGCAAATCTGACCGTAGTATGTGAGCATAGTATTTTGCCCTATTAATTATTATATCTTTAAATCTATCATCTAAATCCATTGTGTCACTGTGTGCAGATAAGTCAGTATGTACTTTCCAATACTCATATTGTATTGTATAATTACTTGCATCTGGCACTGGTGATAAACCAAATTTTTTATCTTGGGTTGGGTAAACTATACTTGGTGTGCCGTATGAATCAGAATCATTTGATAAATCTGTTTCTAAAAATCTTCTATTCCAATCATCATAAGTTATATGTCTTAATCTTCTAACTGGTATATCTTCAGATATTCTTACATAGTCTACATCTAAATTAGTTGTAGTAACTGTGTTATTTAATGTTATAAAAGTTGTTTGTGATGTTGCAGTAAATGTAGTATCAAATACTGCACCTGCTCCAAAATCCTCTACTGTTAATGTTGTATTTAAATTTTGTGTTCCTTCTGCCGCAGTTCCTATTTGTACTTTAAGAGCCGCACCAACACTATTAGAATCAAAAACTCTAACATGTACCTTATAACTTTTATTTACTACGGTCGAAAAAGATTGATGTGCCGCAAAATCATTTAGTCTTAATCTACCATTTCCTGTTGTGCTATGAGAAACACTACCACTTCCTGCTATTGTAGTCCAACTATTAATATTACTAGTAAACTCTCCGTTTGTTATAAGTTCTTTTGGTACAAGTCTAAATGTTTGCCAATCCATTTTTCTAAATGGTTTATCTCCTGTTTGAGGAGAATCAGTTGTAGGTAAATCATATGTTCTTTGACCTGCATTAGTATCTTGAAATGTAGAAATATACAAATCTGGCACTTCAGAAAGACTATTATAAACTTCGTGAGTAGCTTTTAAAACAAACTTTTTTACTGATGTCTGAATACCTCTACTACTAGAAAAACTAGAAGAAGTTAATTCAGATTCGTTAAGTTCATTTAATACATTGTTTACTAATGTTAAATAAGTTGTAGCCATGTCTCCCTTTGTTTATTGTATCGCCAATTGATGTTCTGTCAAGTTTTTTTACGTTTCTTGCCTTTATGTTTATTTGCAAAATTACGAGCGGATTCTACTGAGCGAAAACCCCATGCTCTAAGTGCTAGTGCCTTTCTAGTTGGGCGACCTTTCTCATCTTTCATCGGGCCTTTCATTCCTGCAAATCTTGCGGCAAAAGAAATTCTTCGTGGATTAACACCCCGTTTGACCGGAGGTTTTAAGTTAGAACCTTCTTTCCTTTTAAAGTAAGCACGACCCTTTGCGGTTAAACCACCTTTAGGGTTCTTGTGTTCTTTCCTCATTTTTTAGCTGTTTGTTTAGCTCTTCTAAAATTAGCCGCAGTAGGAGCACCTTTTGCACCTTTCTTACGCATTTTTTCTCCACGCTTTCTTTTTGCATGGATGTTTGCATATAATCCTTTTCTAGTCATCGTGATAGCCATTATGAGTACCTCCTATAAGCCGCAGTTTTTTTAGCTATTTTTTTAGGTTGTTTTGAAACCTGTTTACCTTTTTTCTTTGCTTTACGTTTAGCTCTTGTAGTAGCGGCGTATTCTTTTGCAGATAGTGCTTTTATAGCTTTTTCTGGTAAGTACCGTTCTCCAGTTTCACTAGATTTTTTACCAGACTTGGTTCTCCATTTTTGCTTACCCCAAGCTTTTAAACTTCTTTGGGATTTAGCTAGAGCCATGTCTTTTTTGTATTGGCAATTTTAAAGTAAGAGATGCACCTTTATGAGGAACAAACTTTCCAGTGTGCTTCATAAGTTTTATACTATTTTTGTTTTTCATAAAATGAAAACCTTTAGGTGCTTTTATAGTTTTTGTTTCTGCCATTACTTGTATCCTCCACCTGCTTTTTTATAAGCCTTTGCCAGTGCTTGGGCCTTTCTTCCAGACCACTTGCCCGCCGCAGTTCCATGAGATGCTTGTGCTTTTATGCGATTAAATATTCTTTTACGCATACTAGGCTTAGTATAGTTTCCTGCTTTATTTACAGTAGACTTACTTTTTTTTGTTTTTGCCGCCATACATCATTTTCTTTTTAGGTTTTGTCATCATACCGCCACCGTACATAGTTTTCTTTTTCTTCATAGTGCCACCCATCATTTTTTTCTTTTTCTTCATAGCACCACCATACATAGCTTTAGTTGTTTTTTTCATGTCCATAGAAGCTTTTTTCATAGACTCTGTTTTGTTACCATCTTTGTCTAAGTCAATGTAATCTGGTTTCATCTTACCACCTACATTCATTTTCTTTTTCTTTTTCTTTTTCATCATGCTTCCGCCATACATTTTCTTTTTAGGTTTCATTCCATGTTTCATTTTTTTCTCCTACTTTTTTTACGGCTTTTTTCTATCTTCTGCATAGTGCCGTATACATATGCATCAGTTCTTTTTTTACCTAGTTTAAGCTTTTTAGCTTGTTTCTTTAGTCTTTTTTTTAGTTCTTTAGGCACTACAAGTATCGCAGTCTTCTGGACAGACACAATCCTCGTGCCTTAGTGCACCACATACTGTACAAGGATTACTCATCTGCATCTCTACAGGTACAAATTTCTTTTTCTAAATGACAAGTGCATAGTAATATGCAATCACATTCTAATCCTCTTCCACAATCACAAGGTCTAATCAAGTTTTTTCTCCAATATGTTTAAAAGTTTATCTAATTTTTTTTCAATCTTTTCTATTCTTTTTTCTAGCTCTTCTTTACTTTCATCAAAAAATTCAATTTTTTTTTCTTTGTCAGTTAAGTTCCATGTTTTATTAGTCATATTTTAATAAAGGGGGCACTAGGCCCCCTATTATTTTATAAATTATGAGCTGTTAGAAGCAGTTTCATCTGAACCACTTACATCACACATTATTGCATAGACACGAACTTTGCCTACTGCCGCAGTTGCTCCAAGAACAGTTACATCAAGTGTATCTGCTGAACCATATACATGGCCCGAATTAGAAGCGTGTGCTACAGGAGCCGCATGCCCAGTTGCGTTTGTATCGCCATCAACATATCTATCTACATCATCCCCGTCACCTAAATCTAAGGTTACAGAGCCAGAAAGAGCTGTTAAGACTTCTAAACCTGCATTAATAATTAATGTTTCCGCAGGTATGTTTAATGCTTGAACTACATCATTAGCCTCTGGGTTGAATACATCAAAATCAATTGTGTTTTCAACAAAATAAGGCTTCCTTCTTGTAGAAGGATGTCCTGATGTTCCACCAGTTACTTTACTTACTGTTGCCATTTGTATATCCTCCTATATTACGATAAAGTGACTACAGTTCTTACGAGAGCTTCTGGTCTTAAGACCTTGCTACCATAAACATGTAATCCTCTAACGATGTCAGAAAACGAGTCTGGGTCTCTTACAACTTCTGTTTTCGCAATATGCGAAGCAGTTGAAGTAGAAGACATGTGACCTGCCATTATGTAGTACTCGTTTGATGAACCAGTAGCTGTAATAATGTCAGTTCCAGAAATGTTTAATGCAGTTGTTTTGTACAGGCTCATTCCTGCTACAGATTTGTTTGTTACCAATCCGTTACGCAACGCTGAAACACCATCGCCCATTACAGACGCATCCATAACTTTTGATGCCGCCGCAGACAGTTGTTCGTAAAAAATTGGAGGTGCCGCAAACCATCTATTTTCTTCTGGCACAGATTGGTCATCTAAAATTCTAGATGCTTCTGCAATAACGCCATAAGCTAAATCGCCTGTGTTAGCTGTTACTGCTGTACCTGTGTTAATACCAGAAGTAGTAGACATTGCTTCTAAAACATCTCTATCATATTTTCTTTTTAGAGCATAAGCACCAGAAGAGGTAGCTAATGATTCAAAGTTAATATGAGATTGTCTTTCTTCAATATCATCTACTTTAAAAGCAAAATAATTTGCAGTGTCAACTACAAGAGTAGTTTGGTCATCTGCAATATTTTGTAGATTGGTTTGAGAACCTTTTGTGTAAGATTGAACCGTAATTGCCGGTTCTTTAATAATTCTTACTGTATCGCCGTAGTTTTCAATTTCTCCTGTGTAATCAGTGTTAGTGATACCCTCAACAACAGAGCTTCTTCGGAAAAACTTGAGAACTTTTTGCGAATAAATGCTAGGTAGCCAATTACCATTAGGTAAGTTGTCATAACCCGCAGATGCTGATATAGCCATTTTAGTTCTCCTTTATAGGTTAAGTTTAAGCACGAGTATCAATTCTGCCTTCTTTAAAAGCTAAATCAATCTCCTTCTCGTACTTTTCATACACCGAAGCGTTCATTTTTTGAATCTCCGATGCCTTCCAAACTTTTTTGTTAGTATTGCCATCAACATTTACAGACTTGGCCTTTGTCTTTGTCACACTGGTAGCCGCACTTACATTTGATTTGGGTTTGCTGTTGCTTAAACCTTTGTCCGCTTTATACAAATCAATAACACGAATTGCCCATTTAGAATCTTTATTGTTTTTAGTTACACCGTCTGAGATTGATGGAGGTTGTCCCTCTAACCAATCTAAAAATTCTGGTGAATCTTTTATATCAATAAAATCTGAATGAGAATTTAACAACTCTCTATACGCACTTTGCACAACTAAATCATCTTCTCTTTTACGAAGTGTTTCTACTTCTTTTTGTAGAGATTCAACTTGCCGTGTAGCTTGTTTTTGAGATATTGTCTCTACCACATCATACACATCCGGATATTTTTCTTTAAACTTTTTGAGTTCATCATCAGTTTTTGGCGGAGTATAATTCGCCATAGCTTGATTTTTTTCAGCAAGTTTAAGTTTTGCTTCTATCTCTTCTAACTTCTGCGTATTTTCATTTTGCTTTCTGTCATAATGAGACTTTAGGTCATCATATCTTTTTTTGTAATCGTGGTTAGGTTGAGTTTCATTTTTTGAAATAAAACCTGTTTCTTGAGGAGTGGCCTCTTGGGTGTCCTCTACAGCCTGCCTTGGGTCTTCAACTTCTTTATCTAAATCCTTACGATAAGAATTTTGATACATCGTTGGTTGAACCTCGTCAACCTCGTTTTCTTTACTTTGTACTTCTGCTTCTTTAGCTTTTGCTTGAGCCATCTTTCCTCCTTCGGGGTCACAATGTGTGAGTAGCCGATTTGGTTGTTAAGTGTATTGGGGTCATACCTAATGTATGAGTAGCCTTACACTAATCCCGATTACTCATCGGGAAACTTTTAATTTATTGCCATCATGCCTTTTGGCATTGGTTTTGGTTTTATTTCTGGAACTACTTTACCAAGTACAGTGCTAACATAGCCTTTTACTTTATTAGGTAATTTATAATAATTTAGCATACTTCCATTAGTTATAGTTTCTACATCAGTGGGGCCAAGATTATACGCCGCTAATGCTAATTCTTTACTTCCAAATCTTTTTAATTGTTGATTAAGATATGTTTTACCAACTAATTTACTAATATCTGGATTATTTAATAAATCATCTTTTGTATAATTAGTTCCTAATTCTTTATTTACATCTATAAGTGCTAATCCCCTTACTTGTGTTAAACCTACTGCTTTATCACCGGTATCTAAATCACCTTCAGCTTTTGGGTTATTAGAGCTTTCTTTCATAATTAAATTATTAAACTCTTGGTCAGTAAAACCTACTACATCACCTTCTTGCATTTTTACAGGTTTTAAAAATCCTTCAAAACTTTGTGACTTATCACTTAATTCTTTTTCATCATTTTGTGCTTGAGGAGACATTGGAGATAGTAATCTACTACCTACAGAACTTTGTCCTGCAAAAGTTTCTCTTGGTACAGCAATAGGTTGATTTTTATTTTCATCTAATGCTATTTGACCACCCATTTGAACTCCTAACATTCCTTGAGGTCTAGGGTTTTGTTGTATTTGTTCTCTTTCTTCTTGTATTTCTTTTACTTTTTCTTTTCCTCTATTATTTATTTTTTCTAATCTATCATATCCAATTTGTTCTGCTAATACTTTTGGAATAACAACTTCACCATTACTAACTAAAGCCTCAACAACTCTATCAATATCTTCTGCTGTTGCTCCAAAATCAAGTTTTATACCTTTTCTTTGTAATTCAGTAATAGCTTTATTTACCATTTTTTCTATGTCACTTTTTCCTGCTTGATTAACTGCGGGTGCGTTAATTACAAAATCACCTTCATCTAATTTTCTTGGAACATCATCAGCTACACCAGACATATCTTTACCCGGCTCATTAACCATTTCTAAATTATCGGCTGTTTGCATTGGTGCTCCCATAGGACTTGGTACGGGGCCACCCTCTTGTAACCCATAAGTAAATCCATCTTTAGCACCTGTTTGGGCAGTGTTACTATAAGTATAGCTAGGCGATTGAATTGTCTGTCCTCCACTAACTACAGTGCCTTGATAATTATTATTATTTTGATTATTATTATTATTACTTTGATTGTTATTAGTTTGATTATTATTTTGTTGGTTATTAGAAACATTATTAGTAGTAGTAGTTTCTTGTTTAACAGCGTTTACATACCCATATTTTTTCTTAACAACATTACTTAAATCTTTACCGCCCCATACTTTACCATCTAAATACTGTTGCCCATCTGGTGAAATAGCTACACGACCTTTTACTTGCCAACCTTTTGATTCTAATGCTTTTTGTGCGGCAGTTGTAGTCATGTAGGCATTACTTCCGCCTTGAGTGTTATACCTATTAGCAGACATATTTAAAATGTTATCTATAGGAACAATATTATTATCTATACCATCATTTATAAATTTTGCTAGAGCATCTGTAGGATTTCCGCTAAAACCTTTCTTACCGCCGTAAGCATTATATTTTAATGCATACCCGGGATTATTACTATTATATAAAACATGTTGTAAAAATTGTTGTCCTGTTTTAGGCGACCTTTCACCATAAGGAAAACTTTTATTTAATAATTCTTGACTAAATCCTTTTTCACCAAATTCTTTTAAAAAATTATTTTTATCTCTTTCTTGCTGTAAACCCATCCCTATCCAACTTGCCGCTCCACCTAGAACAGCTAATGGTACGCTAGCTCCTAATGCAACACTTAATAAAGGTGAAAACCCTGCCTGTTTTATTTGTTCTTGTTTTTCTTCAGCACTAGCCATCATAGAAGAAAAAGAATCTACTACATTTCCTACTGTATTACTTATTTTTTTTCCAGTGGTATAAAATGCGTTTACATTATCTTCATTTACGTTATCAAATTGAGAACCAAAATTTTGATTTCTTTTTAAATTTGCTCCTGTGCTAAAATAAGAACTATCTGCGGGGTTAACACTATTTACTCCAGAGTCTTGAAAAGGAGTTAAAGTATAAGCGTTATTTGATGTTAAGTTACGCATTTGTTCAGCGTAAGGGTCAGACATATCAGTTACTGCTGAAGAAGATACAGTGCTTGCTAATGTGGCTTTAGTATTATCATCTTCTTTACTTGTTGATTGTTCAGATAATTCTTCTACATTAGGTGTCATATTATAAATTGAATCTGTTAATACATTTGGTGTAGTAGCAGATACTAAATTTACATTACCTATATCTTTTTCTTTTGGCAGTGCCATTAATTCTCCCTATTTATTTTTTTCTGATTCTCTAACATTATCCTTGAGGTTCAGAAGTTGTTCCAGTAAAATTGCTTTCCCCTGATTGCGGAATATTTCCTGTTCCGATGTTGCCACCACCAACGCCCGATGGGTCATTTGGGTTTGCTCCTGTAGGTGCTCCTTTAGGGCCTCCCATGCTACCGGGTTGTTCGTTAGTGCTTTGAGCTTGCCCATTATTTTCTTGTCCGACATTTAAACCTTTCAGCATTTCTGCAAATATTTGTGCATCATTTATATTATTTACCAGACTATCTGGGTCAATATCTTGTGCAATTGCTAGCTCCCTCATTAGATTTGGTATTTTAATAAATGGTGCCAACATAGGATTAGATACAGTTTGTAAAAGAGTTGTTAATCTTTGTGACCTAACTTCTTTTTGCATAACACTAGAAACACCGTTTGGTTTTATTTCCAAATCACCTATTATTTCTGGATTATCTTCATCAAATTGCATATTCCATTGAAAAAATGCTTCACCTAATGGTTTAAGTAAAAAATCATCTATATTTTTCATCACTGTTTTTATAGATAGGTTAGCCCCACTTAATAACATTGAAAGACCAGATGATGTTCTTCCTGTTCCCGATACACCTGTTTGTCCATGCATAACAGATGGTATACCTGTTTCTTCATCTGCAAGTTGTCTTGCTTGCATATACATTTGTAAATTTTCTGGTGCAGTATTAGGAAATTTTAAACCATTGATAGCTGTTCCTGTAACACCAGATTGTCTTCTAAATATTTTTCCGGGGAATATATCCATATTTTGACCCGGTACTAATGATGCTTCATCTACATCAAAAACTAGATTACCTGCTAAAGCTAAGTTATCAATTGCCATTCTTACATGACCATTCATAAGTAACTGTGCATCTTCCATGTTTTCTGGCACACCAATGCCAAATAACTGATAAGGATTTATTTCATAAGGTAATACATGATAAGGTATTCTTTCTGGTGTAAAAGGATTTAACACTGCTCGTAGTAATTTTCCATTACATACCCATGCATTAATTTGTAGTTGGTCTAAAGAAGACGAATCTTCTGGTACATCTAAACCAATTTCTTCTGCTAAATGCGTATCAAGTGTTCCCCAGTATTCTAATACTTCATATCTATCAACTTCAAAATTACTTGCTTGATTGTCATATGATTGAATAATATCTTCATAGTATTCATTAGAATAATTAGCACCCATATCTAAACATTCAGATATAGCTTCGCCATCAAAGTACGGTAAGTTAACAAGATTTCTTAATTGATTTCTACTAAATTTATGTCTTTCAATAGTAAAGTTACAATCATTTATAGAAGTTGCGTCTGGGTCTGGAAAAAAATCCCAACAACTAACTCCTTCTATCCTTGGTACTTCTTTATCATATGGAGAATAAACTTTTCCTTTTTCCCATTTATGTATTTTTTTTAAAAAATTAAATGGGCCTTTTACAATTCCTGTTCCTAATAGAACTGCTTCAAATATAGAGTGACGTAAAACATTTGTTGCATTTGAATCTAATAATTGGTCATGAATTAATTTTTCCATCCTGCGTGCTGTTTCTTTTGCAGGATAGATTTCTGGTTGATTAGGAATACGAGCTTTACCATCTATTAGATTAGCTCCTTCGTATTCTGATTCTAGACCTCCTAATTTATTTTCCATAGGTGTTGCTTCTGTTGCACCCGGTAATAGCTCTTTACCATCACCCGGAAAACCTACAGAAGATTGCAGTTGTTCTTCTCCCGGAACACCTAAGTGCATTGTATCAGCAACGCCTTCGGGCACAGGGGTAGAACCAACTGTTATTGGAAATTTTTTATTAGCAAATAAGACATCAACTATCTGTCCGTAAGCGGCTAAAGTTTTTGTCTTTGTTATTTTAATAAAGACTTTACTTTTTTCACTATCTCTAAACTGAGTTGTGCTATCATACACACCTCTGTAGTTTTTAAATGCTCGCAACCATCTACCCTCATGGGTTAATCTTGCGGCTTTAGACTCATGATATTTTGAGGATATATATCCTACAATACCCGGAGCATCATCTTCGGGCATAGTTGAAGCTTGGTCAGTGCCTTGAACTTCATCAACCATAATTTACCTTTTTTTAATAATCTTTATCTTTATCTGAATTTAGAATAGATGCATCTAATTTAGATGATTTTGATTTACCTTTTGGAAATGGTTGGATTATTGGATTTTCATCGCCTTCTTTAATTTCTGTTGAAAATTCTAAAGGCATACGAGTTAGGGGAGCATCTGGTGCATCCACTCTTTGTTCGCTTTGTTTCATGATATAATCCGCCCCAAAGTTATAATTGTTTCCCGGCATTTTTATCTCCTTAGTTATTTATTAATTTAGGTATTACCTTAATACCCAAAAACTGTGTCACTGGGTTCATAAGCAACCCTGTCTTTAATTCTATTTAATGTTGTATTTAGTGTTGGCTGATTAGATTGTCTAGTCATAATCATATATCGTAATGCATCATAGGCATGGTCATCAGCTTTTGTATCAACATCTTCTGGATTTATTTTTGATGTTGGTATACTTGAAAGTGTACGAATTAAATTTGTACAAGTTGCAAATACTTTTAGTTTAGGTTCACCAGTTCTTTCATTGATAGCTAATCGTCTATGCATTTCTACTTTACCCGATATTCTATCTCTGTCAGCAGGAACCCATCGAACACCATTTCTAATCATAGTTTCTGCTATGCTTGGGCCAAGACCTGTTTTATTCCAACAACTTGTATCTAAAATACACATTGCCATTGTTGGGTCTTGTCTTTCCATTTCTAAAATTATATGAGCTAATCTTTCGCCTGTATAACCTTCACCATATAATTCACGGTAAATATAAATATTACCATCAAAATCTACTGTGCCCCATAGGACACATGATGGTGATGCATAGCCGTAGTCTGCTGAACGAAATCTTTGCCATCCTATAGGAATTTCAAAAGGTTCTATAACATGTAAAGGTCTAGCAAACTCTGGAAAAGCCGCACCTTCTGCAACTTCCCAATCCCCATCTAATAATCTTTTTCTTTCGACTTCTGGTAAAGAACGAAGCATAGCTTCATACTGACCATCTTTCATTAAGTAAGGATTATCAGTTAATCTAGCAGGAATAAACTTTCTTTGAAATAAAGCTTGACCTGCTTTTTCATGACTCTGTGGCCATCTGTAGACCTCTCCAGAATCAATATCACACGCCGCAAAGCTCTCATATGGAGGTGAAGGGTCAATGTACATTTTCTTTACCCACCAACCACCTACACCGCCGGGGTTAGCAGTGCACCTCATATAAGGTTTTATCTCGGGATTTGTCGTTCTTAATCTAGAACGCAAATACTCCCAAACAAAGGGAGTAGGATAATGTGTAATCTCATCTAGTCCTATCCAGTTAAAAGCTTGACCTTGGTATCTGGTAACATCTTTATCTCTGTCTAGGTACGAAAACCATGCGGTAGCTCCGTTAGGAAATATCCACATAGATTTAGATTCTTTAAAAACTGCACCCGGAAATGCTTTTGGGTATAGTTGTTTACTTTTATCTATTAATTCTGTAAGCTCATCTAGAGTTCTTCTAATTAAAAGTGCTCTATGGTCTGGTAAATGTGCATATCTAAGCAAATCTGCTAGTAATGCATAAGACTTACCACCTCCTGCGGCACCACCATACAGTACATCTCTCTCTGGAGATGCTAGAAAGTCTGTTTGTGGGCCTTCATTGGGTTTAAAAATAACATTATCTAGCTCTTCTATGTGTTCTTTTAGTGCTTTTGGTGCTATTTTTAGGTCATCTTCTGTTAAAGCTGATGGATTCTTACCATTAAGTGTTCCTTCTATCTTTTTTAGACCTTTTTCTAGGTATCTTACCTTATCTCTTTGTGCTTTTACTTGTTTTTTCTTTTTTTCAGCAGTTTTCTTAGCTGTTCTAAGCTTTTTTTGTGATGCTATCTTAGCTTTTGTAGCAACACTGTAGTTATATTGCCGTTTTGGCTTCGGTGGAGGTACTTGATTCACTTGTATCTCCTAATACTTTTTTTCTAAGGCCTTGAGCCGAAATCTTTCTCCCTGTCGTTGCGGTAAGCCAAGTAGCAACTTCCCGATAAGAGCAAGATTTAAGATAATCTTTTGCTTTTCTA